CTTTGAGTATTGCGTGTATTCAAATAGATTGAATAGCCTTCGTTACGCAACTCATTGATTGTTGCAGAAGGATTTGCAATACCAAAAACAGATTGCATCTTAGCAGCTGTCAAGGTGTTGAAAGAACCAGTCTTAGAAAGATAGGCAAGGACTTTAGATTTAGCGGACATATTAGTCTCCATAATAAACACGAATCTCTATTAACGATTTAATATTCAAGAGGAGATTCATTCTCTCAAATTATGATGTATTATAACACGATTAAGTAAGTGTGTCAACACTTTTTACGGCAAAGAATATTCTCTGCCGCATTTTGTTATCAATGATCCGAATCGGAAACAAGGTGTTCTTCAACTACCGGTTGAGTAATGGCATCAGGATTAATACCTGCATCAATCTTGGTATACAAGTCAACGAAGCTTGCCTTTGTATCGTCATCAAAACGATTTAAGCAAAGGTTAATTGATTTGATTTTATCACCGTGAATACCAAAGGTAGTCACAATGTGTACCAGACGGCGAGTGGAAATCACTTCATCACAACCACCATCCAAGAATGTTTTACGAATGGTATCTGCCCACATTACAAGCTTGTCGGCAAAGTCATCATCTCCACGACCAACAGAATCCAATTCTTTCTTAATGATTCTCTTTTCAACATTAGTTGGCGGCCATTGTTGTTCATATGTATTAGGAAAACGCTCAAGGAACGCTTCGTTCAAAACATTGGTGAACATGTAACGACCATCATCTGAACCTTTACCTTTAGTATTTGCAGTAGCAAACACGGTGAAACCTTCAGTAGGTGTAATCAATTCACCTTTCTTTTTCAACATGAAAGGTTTACCTTCAAGTACACGTTGCAATGAGGAAAGATTCTGAGCACCATAATCAATTTCATCAATACATAACACAGCACCTTGACGAGCCGCTGTTGTTACAGGACCATCACGCCATTCCATATTGCCGTCAATCAGCACATAGTTACCAAGCAAATCACCCTCATCAGTTTCAGGTGTCATTGATACGCAAATGAATTTACGGCGAGCCTTTGCACAGGCCTGTTCAATAGACATTGTTTTACCATTACCAGAATGACCAGTAATAAAAACAGGAAAGAAACGATTTGATTTTACGATTGAAACAATATCGTCAAAGTCACCGAATGGGACATAATTACGATATGGTGTTGGAATTAAGTTTGTAGTATCAAGGTCGGTAACTACATTAACAATTCTATGACTTGAATGCTCAACAGGTTTTTTCATAGGCACAACATTGGCTTGCATTGATATTAATGCGGGATTAGGTACAAGGTATTTACCACGACCAACACGGTTAGATTCATCTTTAGTAAACCATTGAGCACCAGAAATGCCAAGATTTGCACAAATGGATTTGATTTCTGCTTTAGTCACTTCGGCTTTGCCAAGTGCTTGCAGAGTAGACATAAACTTTTCACGGATTTCAGTACGAACTGTCATAATAAATCTTTCATAATATAGGGTATATTATAACACAACAGGAGGTTTTGTCAACCACTCTGTTGTATTAATACAACACTCAGGCAGCAATGCCTTGAATGAATTTGGAGACTAACACTCGGTTAATCTGTTTGCCTTTATTGAACTTCATAAAGGCATTCTTGAGCTTAGATGATGTAAGTTTACCATCAACCTCAAGCTCACCATCATTGGCCATCAAATCATTTCCACCAGAAATTAAGAAGTATGAATCATAACCAGGATTAAATGATTGTAAGAACTTTTGAGTATCCAATTTACGCTTCAGTTGTTTAATCAACTCAGAATCTACGTAACTATCAGAACGCTTAGTGTATAAAGGTTGTCTCTTTTCATTGTGGTAATAGTGTCTAATGATATTCTTTGAACGCTGAGAAGGAACAATAAAGAAACCAAAAATCTTAGAATCAGTTGTAGCGGTAAACCATTCGGCAACCGAAACAAACATTTCATTACCTAAGTTGTTAGCCTTAACTAGTTTCTGATGCTTGTATTTGTTATCTTGAAGGATAACATTCTCATATGTTGGATGAAACCAAGTATAACCACCTTCAGCATTTGCCACACAATTGGTAGAATCAGCATCACCATCATGGATGATTACCAAGTTTGTAATATCCAAATTGTTGCTACGTTTAAAGTTTTTCATAATTGCTTGTGTTGCAACCAAAGCTTCTGTCAAAGGAGTGTTTGACAATCTTTCTGAAAATGGTCTTTGTATTGGGCGAGCATAACGACCACCTTCATAAGATTTTTTCAGCAGAACCATGTTACGCAAGGCTTTGGTAAATTCCGCATTTGTCATTTTAGAATTTAAATACTCACGCAAACAAATATTATTAAACATTAATTCACCAGTTTGGTACATAAAGCATTGACGTAAATCCATAGGACTGCCAAGAATACTAAGTGGCGCACTAGAAGTTTTGGGATTATCAATTGCCCATGTAGAACTATCATTACCAAATGCATAAACATGGAATGGAATGTTTACTTTACGGCAGAACATGGAAAGAACCAAGATTTGTTCAATAGAACCTGCCATGTTATCTGACATAGAACCAGAATAGTCAAGCAACAGAATCAAACCATGAGATTTGCCTTTTGGTACTTGCATGATTTTACGGAAGATATTGTCATCAAAGCGATATGAAGCCAGTTTGTTAACATCAACATCACCAGTATCCGATTGCTTTGCCTTACTGAATGACTTGGCAGCCTTACGCATTTCAAACTCTTTGGCAAGCAATGCAATGTAACGCTCATTTCTATTACGGAATTCTTGTACATAACCATTGATTTTACTATCCGTTATGTGACCTTCGCTGACCTGATTTGCAAAATCTATTGTCATCAGTTCTTGCACCCGTTTTGCAGGTGTAATAATTTTGGACAAAATAGGTGTAGGCATATTAGCATACACATAAGGCTTGCATTTTTCATCAAGCAATGTCACTTCGTTTCTGCGATAGTTATCATCAGTTATACAATTTGGTTCCAAATCGTTTGAATCAAAACTAGATTCTTTTGATTCTTTGTTGTGGACAATTTGATTGCCATCTTCCTCTGATTCATTTTCCGTTTCAGAATCATCATCTGAGCCAGATTCACCATCTGATTCTTCATCAGTAGGTTTATCCGATTTATCATCAGAGTTTTTACTTTCACCATCATCACCGTTTTCCACATCATCATCATAATCATAATCAGATTCGGAATCGGTACCATCTTCATCTAAAGGATTGCCTTCAATGTCATATTCAAAATCATCACCAATTGATAATTCAAATTGTTCATTCTTACAATAACCATAAATCTTTTCAGTTACCCGAAGCACATCATCCCATGTTTCAAGCATTTGAACTTCACCAACCATTTGCATTTCTTCAACGGAGAAATTAACTCTTTCAGAGTATTGGCTTTTGGTATAGATATTTAATCGGTCGATGAATGACATATAGTTAATGTCACGATTTTGGATGCCAAAGAAATCACGGTCACTCAATTCAGCATATGCTTTTCTGAATGATGATTTAAGGCCTGGATATTTACGAATAACTTTTTTCTCAATGCGAGCATCTTCAATCACATTAAGGAAAGATTTGTAATTTTTACCTTTGGTTTTGTCGGTAGCAACATCGTGCCAACCATCCGCAGGAGTATAGAGAGCATGACCAACTTCATGGCCACCTAGCAAATCATACATGAAGCTTGTCATATCTTTCCAGATAGGAAGATAAAGAATCCGTTTAATCGGATCAAACTTAGCAGTATGAATTTTTGAATGTTGAATGGTGAGGTTCTCAGTTGCCATCAACTTGGCAAGCTGAGATTTTTGTTCTACTGTAAACGCTGTCATGCAAAACCTTTTTGAATCTATGTGTCCATTATATCAAAACTGGAGGATTTGTCAAGAGCCTGTTGCATAAAAACAACAGTCTGGAAGTCGCATGGGACTTAGGGATGGAGCGGATAACAGGAGTTAAACCTGTCTGCCCGTTGGGACGGGCTGTCTCGGACTCTCCGCATTTGTGTTTATTATAACATTATATATGCACTTTGTCAAGCGTTTATCGACCAACCGCAGGCAAATATTTATTCTTTGCCTCTTCCCATGTTAGGGTCGTAAGGTCATCATAGAACAAGGTCTCATTATTGTTACGACCTTTTTTGACCAACTGCTTGATACGAGGCTTGGCATGTTTAGTTCTCCAAATCTCAGTCAAGGCTTCTACGCTTGTGTCAAATGATTTAATCAAGGCATCATCACCGATTCTATTATTGAGGCGGTCAATAGAGTTATCATACAGAGGTGACCAATAAATGCCTCGAGCATGGTCTGTACGAATCAACTCTTTAGGTATGTTCAGTTTACTGTACACAAATTGAAGTGAACGATTCTTATGGTCACGCTTGTGTGGTTGGCCAGAGGCTTTCTTTGCAGAGTACCACTCAAAGTATTTACGTGTATGTTTTACTTTTAACCAATCACGGATTTGATAACGAGTATTCTTTTCTGGTTCAAATGATACAGAACCTGCCGTAAAGCCCATCTTCTGCCAATGGTCTAAGTTATCATATTGTGATAGACCATCAGCCTTGGTTCTACCATACAGAGATGTTGTTGTTACCGAAACAAGTACATCACCATACAATTTCTTCCATAGTTCTTGTACAGGATCGGCAAGACATAACAATGCAAGTAGTTTACCACCAACATAATTAAAACCAAGTGGTTGTAATGGAACAATTGTAGAACCAATGGCCGTATGGTTAATCATACCGCCTTGTGTCTTCAGTTCTCTAGGCCAACCAATATGACTGTCTCTTGGTGTTAAATCAAGGAAGTCGGATGAGATACAGATAACACCAAGATACTTCTTAGTTACCTTGTCACGAACCACAAAGTTAAGGTTACGACCAATGTTAGCATTGTTCTTCATTGTAGATGAGAA